CTCGCTCTACTTGACGCCCGCGTCACAGCACTCATCACCGCATTTGGAGTAGCAATACCATGACCGAAACCTATAACACTACGAGGTGTCAGCCATGAGCCCGATTTATGTGCCGGGGAAGGTGGTGTTCGATAACGGTCAGGCTCCTGCTGCAATTGCTGGCGTCGCTCCGACACTGGATTATCGGTTTGCCCGCGACAAGCGTGAAATTGAGACAATCAGCTTGACAGATAAGCTCACCTTCACTGGCGGCAACCAAGGCACGTTCGTTGGATCCGATGGGTTTGTCCAACAAGCGACCACCAACGCCCCACGCTTCGACCACAACCCAACTACAAGAGAAAGCCTTGGCCTGCTGGTGGAAGAGGCGAGGACGAACAGTTTTTTATACAGTCAAGAAATTGACGTAGGAAACTGGAGAAAGTTTAATATAACTGCGACGGCAAACTCTGGGCTTGCGCCTGACGGCACAACAACTGCCGAGCTGATAACTACTGCGTCTACAACAGCGTTAAAATACTTTGATCCAAATTCTCAACCAGTTTTACAAACGTCGTCTGATTATTGTGTAAGTTTTTTTGTAAAACTTATTAGCGGAACTGGTCTTGGGGCTAATGCTAGCATCAACTCTGCCAACGGTACAATTTCTCCAGCTTATGCTAGCTATTTCTTAAGGTTGGATAACTTTGCCGAATCAACTGGTGGCAACTTACCTTCTGGCAGAGGATACACAATCTTTCCTAACGGATGGGTGCGCATGCATATGGTGTTTAATACATCAACGCAAACAAATGCCTCTATAGATTTCAGGTTTGGAACAAATAATACCGTAAGCAGCTTTCATGTGTGGGGGTTGCAAATTGAGAAAGGCTCCTTCCCCACCTCCTACATCCCCACCACAACCGCAACCGTAACCCGCGCCGCAGATGTGGCCAGCATTAATGGCACGGGCGTCATCACGGGCACTTACACAATGGTGGAGAAGCCCGCCGGTTGTGCTGTGGTCAGTGGTAGCAACATTAACCTACAAACTGGTTTTACCACTCAACGTGTCATGGTGTTCCCAGCAGCTTTAAGCGCGGGGCAAATCACTTCTATCCGGAGCGCAATGTGATGAACACACTAACCACTGCCACTACTCACCCCTGGAGGATGGTGCCATGAGTTGGGTTATTACAGGAAGCCAAAAAAACAAAGGAGTGCTGGATGAGTTCACCGGAGCTGCGGCAGCCTACAGCCTTAGAGATCTCAGCCTTCTTCGCAACGCTCCAGTGGTTCGCGTTCGCCGCTCAAGCGACAACACCGAAGCTGACTTTACTGCTTTGCAGATAACCAACGGGTCTTTGGCTTCATGGGTGGGAGCCGGAAATAACGGTTTTGTTGGGACTTGGTATGATCAATCGGGCAATGCCAGACATGCAACACAAAGTATTTTAGCCAACCAGCCACAACTTGTATCTTCTGGTGTTGTCATAGCAAACGGAATTCAGATTGCTAGTGGCAATCATTTTGTCGTTAATTCTTTTTCCGAATCTGGTTTTTTGTTTTATGTAGGATTAGTAAGTGGAGGCGTTCAATTTAAGCATCTTACAAATAATATTGTAGTCACAGCAGGCACGAACGTTTGGGCTTTAAGAAAGAGTGGCGATGGATCTATTGCTATTGATTCTTCTCAATCAGCTACATCTACAAGCCTTGTAACACTAAAAACGCTTACAAATAATGCAGAGTTATTTGTCAACGGAACAAGTATTGGCACAGATGTAAGCTATAATTCATTTAGCTCAGCATCGTCTTTGTATTTCAACGCAATCAACCCTTATGTTGGAAATAGCAAAGAACTTATTGTTTATAACTTGGATCAATCGTCAAATCGCCTAGCCATCGAATCCAACATCAACGCCCACTACGCCATCTACTGACCCTGCCCTCGTAGTGTCCCCGACTAACCAGCGCTTTCTGTGCTATTAGTGGGGTGGGCCAGCGCAGCGTCAACTGCCTGACCCGTGACCAGATCCACCATTACTGGACCCGATGACGCAAGCTTATGCGGCAGGCCCTGACCTGCCGACCCTTCACGACGCCTGGTGCATGTTCCTGCAAGAGCGCAGCATTTCGCTCTCGCCTACCAGCCTTTGCACCGACTACGCCCAAGTAACCAAATGGCTGGGTCGCTGCCCAGTGCAAGACCTGAGGCAAGGCCGCCAAGTGCTGCTTTGGGTGCTAAGTCAGCAGCCGGTCAAAGCCGCTAGACGCGTGACCATGTTCGTGCGCTCGATGTACCGCTGGGCTGCAGCCGAGGATGTTGGCCTACTAGAGCGCAACCCAGTTGCCAACTTCCGCGTGCCCAAGGCGCCGCAGCAGGATCACGAAGTCACCGTGATTCCCCGCGATGAGATCCCGCTGGTGCTGATCGCACTCGAATCCAAGCGCCACCACTCTGCAGTCAACTGGGCCAGCTTTGCCGAGGTGATGCTCCAGACCGCAATGCGCACCGGAGAGGTTCGGGCCCTGAGCTGGGACGATCTTGATGGCAACCGCATCCTGGTCCACAGCAACTACACCCTCACCCATGGCCACAAGGACAGCACCAAAACCAACAAGCAAAGGTGGGTGCCGCTTAACGCCAGAGCCAAAGAGCTGATTGAGGCCCAGCCGCGTGAAGGGCGGTACATCTTCCCTTGGAACCGCTATGCCTTTCAGAGCTTCTTCCGCAAACGGGTGGATGAGCTGCACAGCGCGGGCTTGGTCAAAGCCAGATACCGCCCGTACGACCTGCGCCATGTGGCAATCAGCCGCTGGCTAGAAGCTGGTATCCCTGTTGCTCAAGTTTCCGCTTGGGCTGGCAATTCAAATGAAGTGGTGTGGAAGCACTACGCAGGGACGACAACGGAATACGTCGTGCCGCTGCTGTGATTAGAATTGCTGCATGAGCGTTCAACCTGGCCAGCACAATATCACCGTGCAGCGACGGGCTGACTACGACCTGTCGCTGCAGTTTAAAGACAGCACTGGCGCTGCTATCAATCTCACCGGCTGGACCGCCTACGCGCAGGTCTGGAATGCAGGCCGCACCACTAAATACGCTGACTTTGCCGTTACTTACACGAACCGCGCTACAGGCACCATCAGCATTGCATTGACCGATACGCAAACTGCTGCGTTTCCAGATGAGGCGTATTACGACGTGCTGCTAGAAGATTCCAGCGGATTACGCAACTACTACCTTGAAGGTATCGTGTACGTATCCGAGGGTTATACAGCACCATGACAACCGTAACCGTTAACGAGACTACTAATACGGTCACTGTTACAACGCCCGGTCCTGCAGGCCCATCTGGTGCTGCTGCTCTAATGGTGCGCGGCCAGGCCAGCAAGATGGATAGCGGCACCATTGACATAGTTACGCAGGGCGTGTACGTCTCCACCGGCTTAACCGCCACCTTTGACACCGCCACCGCAAGCGGCATGACGCTCGGCACCACCAACGCATTTGCGGTGAAGAACACCAGCGGCGCCACCAAGCTGATGCAGATCTACGGCAGCATCGACGCCAAGACCGTCAGCGGTAACAACAAGGTGCTCGGCGTCAAGCTGGCCAAAAATGGCACCGCCATAGATCAAACCGAATGCCGCGCCTTCACCGGCTCGGGCAACGAGGAAGCCAAGTTGGTCACCAACTGGATGATCAGCATGGCCGCTAACGATGAAGTAGCACTGTTCATCGCCAACCACAGCAGCAACGTTGACATCACCTTTAGTCGCGGCAGGATTGTTGCCACCGAGGTGTTTGCATGACACTAGCCGTTCCACTACGCAAGGTTGCCAGCAAGCTGATGGCAAAGTTTGGCGGTGTTGCAACATTACGCCGCGTCACGCCTGGCATCTACAACCCAACTACTGGCACCGTCAGCGAAACCACCAGCGATACCGCATTGCGTGGTGTGTTGGAAGATGTGGCATTGCGTGAGGTGAATGACCTGATCCAATCTGGCGATAAGCGGCTGATCATTGCAGCAGCAGATACCGCAGCAGTGCCGACCACTGCTGATCGTGTCATCATCAGCAACCGCACGTTGCAGGTGATTGAGGTGCGGACTATTGAGCAGGACAACGAACCAATTACCTACGAGCTGATTTTGAGGGACTGATGGCACGCACCATCCGCGTTGGTGATATTGGCGATTACGTGAACCAGCAGATGGAAAAGTTGCTTCGGTCTACTGTGCTTGAGACCGATGGATTGGTCAAAAGCAAAAGCCCCGTAGATACTGGCCGGTTTCGCTTTGGGTGGCAGGTTGGGGAAAATGCAGCGGGCAGCACTCCACCGCCACCCGGCAACTACCCAAACGTTTCGCCAATGCAGGCATACAACTATCAAGCCGGACAGGAAAGGCTAGGCAACATCTATTCAGTCCACAACAACCTGCCATACGCAGAGCCATTGGCCAATGGCACTAGCAACCAAGCCTCCGCAGGCTGGATCCAAGGCATTGCCAAAGATGTACAGGGTAGGGTGATCACAGCAGCAGCCAAGATCGGCAGGGAATCATGAGCAGCACCTATAACGACGTGCGCAGCGCCATTGAGGGCCGCATTGCCACGCAGATGGCGCTATCGCCAGCATATCCAGTCAGCTATCAGAACGTCCCATTCACGCCACCCAACAACACGCCGTGGTTGCAGGTGTTCATCCGTTTTGGCGACAATGCCTATGCAACGCTGCTACCCATTGGCAGTGCTGGCTTCAACCGGCAAAACGGCACCCTAGTGGTCAATGTGTTTACGCCCATCGGCGTTGGTGCAGCAGCTAATTTCACCATTGCCGAGCGCGTCAAGGATTTATTTGATCGCGCCAAGTTTTCTAGCATCATCTTTGATCCGGCATCAGGACCAGCTCAGGTAACACCTGCGGCACCACAACCGTATTACCAAACGCAACTTACAGCAACGTTTGAAGCGTACCTAGACTAGGTACACTGATTCAAGCCACTACCGTTCACAACAATGGCCGTCACTGTCTTGTCCGGTACGTCCGGCGCTCTCTTCTACAAACCTGCCGGCACTAACGGCAACTTCCCTGAAACTGGCGTGAATGCCAGCACTGATGTCATCACGGTGCAGCCATACCTGAATTTCAAAGCTGGCGACCCCGTTAAATTCCGCGTCATCAACAGCCAGACCGGCGGCTCTGGCACTGGCACGCTGCCCTCGCCCATCGATGCAGCCACCACCTACTACGTCCTCAGCTACACCGCTGCCACTGGTGCACTGACGGTTTCAACCGCTGCTGGTGGCACCATCCTTGCCATCACTGATGACGGCACTGCTGTAGCACCTAACGAGTTTGAGGTGTACTACGCCGACTACGCCGCCGTCGGTCAAGTGCAGTCATGGTCGTTTGAAATCAGCCGCGCTGAAATCGACGTGACCACCATCGGTCAAACCGCTGGCCAGTATGCACCGTTCCGTGCCTACATCCCTGGCTTCGCCGATGGCAGCGGTACCGCCAGCGTTTACGTCACCAACGAAGATGCGGCACTGTCCAACCGGATGGTGGAAGATGTGCTGCAGCGGCAGCAGGTTGGTTGCGGCTTTAAGCTGTACACCGACAAGCAAGGCACTGAAGCCCTTAGCCGCAGCATCGCAATGGATGCCGTACTGCTGAGCGCCAGCTTGAACATCAACCCCGACGATGCCCAGATGGTGGAGATCACCTTCCGTCCTAGCGGTGTCCCGACGTTTGACTTCAGCACCAGCGCCTGATAGCAAATTGCCCCGGCTTGCGCTGGGGCTTTTTTGCGTCTAAGGTACAGCTATCTATTGGATTTTCATGGCAAGCGCCCTAGATCGCCTTAAGAAAGCGGCCAATCTGACGCCGACTAAGCGCGTTGTTGCCCTTAGCGATGGCAGTGAGTTTGAGTTTTACTGCGCGCCACTGACCATGGCCGAGCGTGAGCGGGCGCAGAAGATGCCTGGCGGTGATGACACCAACGGCTTTGCATTGAACCTGCTTGTCACCAAAGCCATGGATGACACGGGCAATCGGTTGTTTGCTGCTGGTCAAATTGCCGAGCTAAAAAACGAAGTGCTGGATGCTGACCTGCAAGGCATGATGCTTGCGATCATTACCAATTCAGAGGATGCAGAAGAGCTGGACATGAAAAGCATTAAAGACGCAGCTAAAGCGTGACAATTTATTGATGCTGCAATTAGGTGTAGCCAAAGAACTTGGTTACAGCTTGGTGCGGCTTAAATCAGAAATCACGCTAGAAGAGTTGCTGCTGTGGTCGGCTTACTTTGACGTGACCAATGAAGAGCAAGAGCGTAGAATGAAACAAAGGCGGTAGGGTTGCGCTGTGTCTGTCGTCGCTAATGTCGCCATCAATGTTGACAGCAGCGGTGCTGTCAGCAAACTGCGGCAGGTGCAGCAAGGTGCGCAGGCGACCAGTCAAGCGGTTGATAAGCTCAATGCAACGGCAGGAGCAACAACCGGCAAATTTAAGTCTGCTGGGTCAGGGGCAAGTGCTTTAGCCGCAAGCCTAGGAAAGCTTGCGGTCGCATATTTTACGCTGCAAACAGCGCAGCGTGCAGTTCAAGCTGGCATTCAACGCGAAGAATCAACACGTCGGCTCACATTTTTAGCCCAAGGCTACAACGAAATTGCTCAGGCGCAGGAAGCCGCTGCCAGGGCCGGTCGGCAATTTGGGCTAAGCACAACTGAGTCTAATCAACAATTTGCGCAACTTTACGGCAGATTGCGCCCCCTAAATGTATCACTTGAAGATATTGAATCTGCTTTTATTGGTTTTAATACTGCGGCAAAAGTAAGTGGCACGTCTACCGCTGAAACCGCAGCGGCTTTGTTGCAGCTAACGCAAGCCCTTGGTTCTGGGGTTTTGCGCGGGCAGGAACTTAATTCAGTGCTTGAACAGGCGCCTGGTCTTGTTGTTGCATTGACAAAAGAGCTGGGAATGCCAGTTAAGGAAATTCGCAAACTAGCCGAAGAAGGGAAAATCACAAGTGATGTTGTCATTAGAGCTCTAAAGCGAGCCGGTTCTGACGGCGCAGACGAGCTTGCCGAAGCAATGAATGGTCCAGCACAGCAAGTAAAAAACCTGCAAAATGCATTTGAAGATTTACAAGTTACCATTTCGCGTGTTTTCAGTCCGGCCGTAAAAGCAGCCATTGATGGAATAACAACTAGAGCAATAGATTTAAATAGTGGCGTTGAAAGAACGGCATTAGCGTTTCAATTTGCCGCAAACAAGCTGGCGCCATTGCTAAATGGCTTGGAGCAGTTGCGCTGGTATTTTGTTAA